AAGGCGGAAGTAAAAGCTTTACCGATTCCAGCCGCTGCGATGACACCTGTTACAGCTTTTACAAGAGTAGAACCAAGGGTTGATCCAGCACTTTTACCTGCTGCACTAGCTTCCGGTGAAATAGCGTTTTGAATCGCTCCACTGATACCTTTAGCAGATGGCATAATCTGCACATAAGCTTGTCCTAATTCTGTTGCCACTAGTTCTCACCTCCAGTCTTGTCTAAAATTTTTGCTCTCGCTTTTTCAAATTCCTCGCCAGAAATAAAGACCATTTCATTGCTTTCTTTTTCTACTGCGGTTAATTTCTCTGTAATAGAAACAGGTCTATTGTTCCCTTTTTGCCCATCTTTCGTTTTAAACCATGTAAGCAAAGAGAGCCTGTCTAGAATGCTGGCTTGTAGAAGAGTATCAAACGACACTCTTTGTCCAGACATCACTAACTTAATACGAGAATCTTCTCTTAGGCCATAAGAAAAAACAGCCACCTGATAAGCAGGCAACTGTCTATAATCGTATATGTTATACACCTCAGCAAGGTCACAAATCAATGCGTCTTCATCTGCTTGTATCATTTTGGCGAGGAGGGCAATTTTTTTACCTTGTTTTGAGCTTCGAAGATTTCTTTAATAGCTTCTCCCATTTTGTCCATTGGCACAAGACCATTTTTATCACGCACATGCTCTTTCAAAGCATCTGCTTGATCGCCTAGTAAAAGTTTTAGCAATTTAGGCAACACAAGAGGATTCGTATCCACTTCTGCGATTGCTTCTACTAGTTCATAGTTGCTTAGACGTTCACTTGAAATTTCAAACGAAAAACCTGATGTAGTCGTACCTTTAATTGATTTTGACATCTTTAAGCTCCTTTAATATATTCATAGTGCGTGTTCCCTTCTTTATCAGGAAACGCAGTAACAGTTGTCTCATAACCTACCGTTTCACCGTCTTTATAGGCTACTTCCCCGATTTCGGTCACTTTTCCTTGAGGAATAACAATCCGTTTGAGTACACCGCCTTTAAGAATAACCTCCACAATAAGACAATGTTCTTTTAATTCAGTAGAGTTTGCTTTAACAGCGATACCTGTCGCTAGTTCTCCCGTTACATTGGTGTCTCCATAAATTTCTTTAAGCACTGCCAAGTTTAGCGCTTCGATTAGTGTGAAACCAAATGTATCCTTTTTCTCAGTTTGAGAAGAGTTAACCACATCTCCGCCCCAAGCCTTAATGTCTTCCGATTCTGGGCTATTCGTGTTAGTAAGTCCGTCCTCTGAGATGTAACCCAATGATTTAAACGCTGTATTAAGAGCTGTAGTTGCATCTGTTGGAAGTTCGGTACCTAATGGCGCAGAGTAAATTGCCCCACCGACTTTAGGTTTTGCAGTTGTTACATGTGATGAATTTGACATCTTATTCTCCTTTTCAATTTTAATAATGGTTAATATCAAATACTGCTTGATACCGGTAAGATTTCGTTTCGGTATCAGTATAGTTATAATCGCTATTTAACGAGACACCACTAATATCATCTAGCTCTATCAAGCCTTCAACAACATCTTTGACTTCTTCGTTTAATAGCGCTGCGTCATGCATAGACTTAGCGTAACTTTGAAAAGCAAAAGTCGACGACTTCAACTGATTTCTCTTGCTACTGCCCGTCTTTTCTATCACGACATATTTATCAGGCGTTTTCGCTTGATGTTCAAAAAAAGACGGTACAGTTAAATGACCGTCAAAGTATTTCTTAATGATAACTTCAATCATTTAACGCACCGCCTTTAACAAAGTGTTATTTTTGAGGTTATCTTTCTTGGCTTTGCGAGTTTTAGCACTCACCATCGCATTGGCACGGTTACGTCCAATGTGGATGTCCTGCTTGTAACCATCACCGCAGCGGTTCTTGATGTTGCTTGCGTGCTTTGACAGAACTGTCTGCATAGCAGATGATTTCATCAGATCTGCCACGCCTGCACGATTAAGTTTAAATTTCATGTTACTCATAACGTTCTACCATCACTTTCTTATTCCAGTCAAGCGGTATCAGACTTTCAATTCCCTCAAGTGGAAGACCAAATACCTGCCAACGTTTTCCAAAAAAACGTACCTCTTTGTTCTCCCAATCATGAGTATCACCTTTCGGAATAGCTAACGTATAGGCTGCCTTTCGACCGGTTAAATTAAGCTGATTGGTGACATCATCAGTCGAAGCTGGAACAACCAGAACATTCTCTACTTGAATTTCAGTATTCTCATAGATAGGATGACCAAAGTCATCCCGACCATTCTTGGTTTTCCCAATCAAAGTTACAGTAATTCCTTTAATCCGTCCCATAGATATCAATCACCCCATATCTTTGCTTTTTAAGACCCAGACGTTTCAACTCAGAGTCCTTGATAAAGAGACCGCCTCCAGGAACTAGATAAGATCCACTGAAAGAATATCCAAGAGCAGACTCAGCCATTTGAGTCATTGGTTCCTGATCAGTAGAGGTCATCAAGGTGCGAGCTACCACATCAACTGTGACAGACTTTACTACCATAGCAAAAGATGGATCAGTAGCAACCAATCCATCTAAATCTTTGCCAACTTTTTTAGCTTCAACCCGAAGAGAATGAGAAACAACTTCCAACAGCGCATCGGCTCGTTTTTCCTCATCGAATTTCAACGCTCGCCATAACTTTTTCAAATCTTCGACTGTTGCAAAATTGTCCATCGAACTCACCCTTCGTTTGCGATTAGTAAATCAAGCAAAGCAGATTTATTTGCCTTGCTATCATACTCAACACCCAATTCATCAAGTTTCGCCTTAATTTCTGGAACAGTAAGGCGATATTCGTCCTTGAATTCACTAACAGGAACCCAGTCACCTGCCAATTTACTATCTGTTTCAATACTTGCAAGAGTTTCTTTATTAATATATTCCATATTAAGCCTCCACACGAGCAAATGCTTGCTCATCAAGAATTCCCCAACCAGCATATACTTCTGTACGCAGGCATACTTCTCGATAACGTTTCAAGTCTCTACCTGCTCCGTCAGGGTCGCCGTATTCAATAATTTCAAGCGGAATATTTTCTGCATATCCCCACTTCACCGCATTTTCAAAATCTCCTACGATAACATGGTCTTTTTTAGCTGTACTTGCAACAGTTGTCAATGTTTTATTAACATCAGACTTCATTCCGTAAAATGAATCTGGATTTTGACCAAAGCGATATTCAGGGTATTGAACTACCCCGTTTACTTTAATTTTACCAAGTGCCGCTCCTGCTGCTGGAGATAACGCAATTCCGTTCACTTCACAATCATTTGCTGTAATAGTCGCAACAGCAGCATCAATATTTTCATCAATTTTATCCGCTTCAAAAGTTACTACATTTCCTGTAATCAAACCGTCAAATGAGTTCGTCGCTTTAAAAGAAGCGTCCGTCATTGATTTAGGTTCTAATCCATGGAAAGAAGCAATATCAATTGCTTGTGCCACTTTCTTAGCCAAACCATCAATAAATGATTTAAGATATGATAATTGTTTTTCTTCTGAACAATGTACAAATTCTTCCGAAACCCGTGCTTGATAAGTAATTAAAACTGGTTTGATCACTTTTGGTTTCATAGTTGCATTTCCAGCACTTGAAGGATTTCCTTCACCTACAATTTCAGCATTTCCTTCAAGGTTGAATACAAATGTTTCTGTACCAGTAAATGGAATAGGTTCTTGTGTGGTAAGTTTCGCAAGGGTTGAATGCCCTTTTACTTTACTAAAAATATCTTGTACTGTTTGTACAGGGAACAGATCCCCTGATTGCAATGTTGCCATATAATTATTCTCCTCTCATATTTCGCAGCATTCCTCTCAATGCTGCATCTTCGTCATTTTCTGAACCGACATTCGGCTCATTTGATTTTGGTGGTGCCTTTGGTTCAGCCGGTTTCACGAAACTGGCCAAACGCTCTGCGTCAGCTTTCAGGCTCTCCTCATCGTTTCCTTGCAGTCTATCCGCAAGGTCAATTGGCAGACCATTTTGCAAAGCAATCCGCGTCCGCAAAGCTGCTGTCTCATAACCAGTCACTTTTTCCTGCAAATCTGCAATCTGCTTGTCTGTATCTGCTTTTGATTGATTCGATGCTTCAAGTGTTGACTTCAAGCTACCGTTTTCTTTTTCCAATTCCGTCACACGAGACTTGATTTGGTCATAATCTGCGTATTTCTCTTTTTCACGAGCCAGACGCGCCTTAATCGCCGCATCAAATTCTTCTTGTGTAGTAATTGCTATAAATTCTGACATATAAAATATCCTTTCTCCGCATTTCCCGTGCGTTCGGTAATTTTGAGCATTAAAAAAAGCGTCAGTGCGCCTTTTTTAATAACTGATTCTTTGCTTTTTCCTAGGTTTTGTTGTGTAACAAAGCCAGTGCGCAAGCAGAGCGCTATCCATTAGACTGATATCCCTATCATCATATAGCGATTTATAGCCAAAACCGCCATTAGAACCTATATTGCGTTTATCACAGTTAGTCACGACTTCTGTCAAAGAGGGTTGGTCATTATGGCAGAGAGTTTGTTGAACTATTGCCTGTTCCCATAATGAGTTGGCCGTAATAACTTCTTTTACCGCAGGTAAAATAGGTTTTTTTAGTCCACTCTCCGTCATCTCGTTGGCCAAAAGTTCCTGACCGCTGGCGCCATCAACAACAACTTTTTCAACATCCGCTGATTGCAAGAAATTGATAATCCAATGCGTGCCGCTTCTAACTGACACACAATCAATGTTCTCTATGAATATCCTGCTATCTGCAGTACGTACTGCGATTGCCATAGCGACATTAACGCCATCCTGACCAAACTTGATACCAACAAATAACTTGCCTTTTAATCTTGGCATTGTGTTCACCTTCAATTCAGACCACTCTTTTTTAGAGATAACCGATTTTTGGTTAAATGTAGGCCAATAACCCAAACGCTGGATATTGTGATCAAGCTCATCTTCCCCAAGCTCTGCTTTAATTTTTCGCTCGTTGAGATGATAACCCATAGATGGATTTGTCAGGTACCAAGCTTCCACATCATTTATATCGTGGATACCCTCAACAGCCCATTCAGCCCATCCTGAGTACTCGCTTTTCCCTGCTAAAACCTTATCACGGAAACTTTGGAAGACAGTTCCTTTAGAAACCATGGTTGGAGGCGTACCGCACATGATGGTTATTGGATTCTTACTATCCGTCACCGTGTACTTAAGTGCTGATTCCTGCTCCGTTGTGTACTCCTGTGCTTCATCAATGATAAGCAAGTCAAAACCCTCACCCAGTCCACCATTTGATGTCCTGGTACGGAATTGAATAACCGCCCCGGTCTCCTTGAACTCAATACGCTCTTGCCCCTTTGCTTTGTTTGAAACAAAGTCCTCACCATCCACATAGCCCATGTCTTCCAAATACTTTTTAAGTTTCTCAAAAGATGAATGGGACGTGCTGATACGATGAGCGGTGTGCAGGATTCTAAGTCCTTTATGCAGACCCCATAACTCCACAATATAGACATCTTCTGTCTTACCGTTTCGTCGAGAGATAGCATAACCAAACTTTTGGTGCACCCACAGACCGTCATCATTTATGGCCATAATAGCTTCAAGCAAAGATACTTGCCAAGGATAACAATCCCGACCAGACTTTTTATAAAACTCTATGGCTTCCTGAGCCAAGCTATCAGTATAATGTAAAGTTACCGATTGAGTCGGATGCTGATTGCCAAATCTAGTCTTAGTTTTAGCCATAACCTTTCCTTTCAATCGTCATCGCATGATAACCCTATCGCTGGGAGATAGTAGATCACCTCCTAAACTAGTTGTCCAAAAGTGCAATCATTCTTTTTCTTCTCTTCTCCTTTCCTTGCTTTTTAAGCAAAATTGTTGTATACTTAACTTAAGTAAGGAAGTAATCCTGTTCCCCTTGTCCACTATGTGGTCGGAATGACGGTTACTTCCTTTTTTGTACTATATCAATCAAGCGATTGCCACGCTTCATGATAACAGTATCAACATCTCTCCTGCCGCTTCTGTAGATTATTTCCAACTGCTGTAACACTTCTTCTGTGCTAATATTAGATTTTTCTAGTTCAAGCACAAAATTATTTGCTTGTCTTTTTGATTTTCGCATATTGTTATCAACAACATTTTTACCAGCTCCCTCAATCTCTTTTAAGTCAAATCGTTCACCATTGACCAAATAATCAGGAGTCGGAACTTTTAGCGGATAATTTACTTTTGGTACAAGCTGGACTTTAACACCAAATTTCTTGGCTAGCCACTCTGCAACCTCTTTTTCTTTTTGTGAATAATCTAAAACAACATGCTTTCCGTCAACATGATACTTGACCTCCTCATGCTCCCAGTAGCCCATTTCGGCAACAGAACCTTTACCTGAGTGCTTTAGCCACTCTTTTCTTATACTCTGATAAGGTTTACTATTCTGCTGTTGTCCAATCATCTTTCTGCGCTTGATAGCAGTTTTCTTTTCATCACTCCATTTTTTAGAATGAACATTTTGCCTGCGACCATCACCGGGTCGGTAATCTACTGTACATCTACAATTCTCGTGCCGATGATAGACATCATCAGGTACATCAGGGTAATCATAAGAACCTGCCAGACCCTTACACCATTTACAAGGATGCCCAACAACCCTGCGAACGATTTTAGGTTTCAATCCTGCTTTTGCATGAAACTTAGCATTAGCCTCTATGCTGTCATCAACGATACTTTGACTGAAATTGACAACTGGGTCATTAAGCAACCATTTTACTTTCTCAAAACTATCCTCACTAGCCAACCGATTGACTAATCCATCGATACGGTCTTGGTTAAGCGCTGGATTCTGAATCGCAAATCCAAATCCTGCTTCATTGTTCAAAATCCGCTGAACTTCTGCCGAGTAATCACTTATCAGATCATAATTTCTGCCCAGCGTCTCGTTTAACAGTCTTTGAGCAATGTTGTAATACATTTTCCCATCTGGCAAAACATCGTCTCTCAGAGAGCCTCTCAGAGCCTTAGAGAGAATCTCGCCAAGCTCAACGGCATAGTCATTCGCGTCAATGTAATTTGCCTTTTTCTGCTCCAATTTTGAAATAAGAATCTGCAAAGTGGAACTATTAAGCCGACCATCCTCAAAATCCGCTTGTATTTGTCTGAGCAACTCTGGTACGATATCTTCAGTCATTGCCATCAGCTCCCTTAATACCAGTCAGGTCTCTGATAGTCTTAGCATCCAAATAGCCAGGTACTGCCTGATTCAGCTTGATAGCTCCATCACCAATCATGGTCAACATATTGGCATCAGCCTCAAAGAGCGGCTCCCATTTTTCA